CTCTTTATAATTTGCTGGCGTAAAAATATCCAATATCAAGCCAACACTATCATCTGCAATTGGAATATTGGCCAAATCCGCCACCACATATAACCCTTCTTTATCTTTGGTTGATGCCATCATTATCCCTTCTTTTGCTAAATCCAACCCAACTCTTCCGGCACAGTTTAAGTAGTTTATATTTTTTGTATAATACCCTTCCCCACATCCCACATCTAACAAAATCGAATTGGCTGGAAAAATGTATTCACTAATTAATTGATTTAAGTTTGTTATTATTGGGACAAATAATCCCATTTCAAATACTTCCGCTCTGTTTTTGAAAAGATCATGCCCATATACTCTGTCCTTTCTCCGTTGTGAAAAATTAATATAACCTTTTTTTGCAATATCAAAACAATGGCCACTCTGGCATATTAAGCTTTTATTGACTATCTCAAATGGACTATGACATAATGGACATCTTAAATAAGACAGATATTTTTTATTCACCAATTATATAACCCCCATTTTTTATTTCTAAGGTAATAGCAGTAATAATATCACGGGCCCGCACTTCGAAGGGATGGAATGTAATTCGCCCCATCCAAGGAATATCTTGATTCCGAAAGAAACGGTTGGGAAGCCACCCAAGCCATCCGGCCATTTTTCTGAACGTTCATTTCTTATTGTTCACGACTGTAGTTCACGATTATGCTCTCATTCACGTTCTACAATCAAATAATACGCAAATTATCATGTAATTATATCATTTGATTATATTTTGCATCAACTGTTTATACTTGAGTATTGAAGGTCTGAGATACAGTTGAAAAACGCTTTTAGTATAAACCAACTTCTTTTGGTAGTCTATATATCACTCTAAACGCACATAATAGCAAGTCATTTCTGTAGTAATTTCGAGTATATTTTCAATAAAAATAACAGCCCTTTTTGGCTGTCTCTACTACGAGCAAAAGAGCCTTGCCGGCCCTTGTGTGCCCTGCCTCTTTAAAGGCTGAATCTGATCCCGAGAATCTTCTCGATTCTGTCTTCTCCGAAGCGTCTTTCCTGTCTCTCGATCGTGCAAAGTCCTTCCATCCGGCAGCCTTCTGCTTCAAAGGCGTGCAGGTTTTCCATGACCGCCGTGCTCTGGTTGGTGTAGATGAAGCTCTCAAATCCTGCCTTGCGAAGGGTCTCGATGAAGTCCGTAACCTCTCTGTCCCAAAGGAAATCGTCCATCGCGATCTCATCTTCTTCCTTCTCGACCGTATTCTGAAAGGCTCTGTAGGCCTTGCAGGCTCCAGCCGCGACCGGGTAGGTCATCTCTTTCTTTTCTTCGTACCAGGCCTTAAGCTCGTCGCTCTCCCAGCCGTAGTCTTCGAGGATCTGCTGTTTTTTCTCTTCGTGAGCTATGCGTCTTTCTTCGTACTCGTCTCCGATCCTTCTCAGTTCTTCAAAGTGTGCGTTGTTTCTGTTTAACATTTTTCTTACCTCCTTGCTGTGTGCTTTTCTTTTGGTAGTGTATATATCACTCTAAACGCACATAATAGCAAGTCATTTCTGCACATATTTGAAGTATTTATTCCGAGTCTTTTTTATCGGAAAGCTCGTGCATTGCAGCGATGATTCCCTCCTGATCTTCAATGTCCATGCCGAGGGTCGCGAGCGCTTCTCTTGTCCCGCAGTCCGGGCAGATCAGCGTCTTGTTATCCTTTCTCGAAAGCGCCGGATGTCTGGTCAGCGGCCCTCCGCAAAGCGGACAGATCTTTCGAACAACATCCTCGCCGTAGATGACATTAAGGCTGGATCCGTTATCCCAGTTCACCATGATCGATCCGGTATCATCCACACCTGTGACCGTGCCTTTGGTCCCGATCGGAGGTGCCTGCGGATCTTCCATCTGCACAAGCTCGACCCTGGTCCCTGCCGGGTACTGATTCTTTACCGATTCGACTTGCTCCCTACTTGGAAATTTCATGGTTAGCACCTCCGTTCTTGAATGCAGATGAACCCGTGAAGTTCTTCAGCAGGATCTTCCGGCTGGTCTTGAATTCATCACCGATGAAGCCGAGCCTCAGAAGGAAACACCTGAATGCGTATTTCTCGTTTTCGACCGGCTTGTCCTTTCCGGTGACTCTCTTTGCTTCTTTGGCCATTTTGCAAAGGCCGGTCACAAGGTCCATGTAGGCCTTGATCTCTTCCGGTGAGGCACCGTTCTTAAACCATGCGAAGTCGAGCTTTCCGTCTTTCTCGCCTACCACGAGGCTCTCTGCTCCGATGGCCTTTTTGATCAGGCTCTCTTTGGATTCGACGAGGGCCTCCAGCCTGGAAATCTCATCGCCGGTCATCATCGGCATCTGGATCGCTGTTCCGCATCCTTCCTCACCTGCCGGCTCAAAGCCTGCGTCTGCGATAGCGTTCAGAACTCTTTCTGCCTCATCGCCGCCAAGCTCGTCGTCGAAAACAAGTGCTCCCTCCCTGTCGACTGTGAAGTAGTCCATCTCGTAGGAAAATGTCGGTGGCCCCTGGTAGATGGCGTCGACTCCGATCTCCTTTGCAATGACCTCTGCCAGCTTTTTTCTTTCCTTTCCGCTTGCTCTGTAATGTACTATCATGTTTTGCCTCCTTTGCAATCAATGTGGTTTTTTGGTATGTACATATATCACTCTGAAGGCAGTAAATAGCAAGTCATTTATCGCATAAATGTCATCTTTATTCTCGGCCTTCCACTTCCTTCACGACCTCGGAGTACATGATCTTCTTTCCGCCTCTGATGCAGAAAACATCGTCGGCGTTTCCGAAGTCCTCGACATAGCGCCGGAGAATTACGGAGGCATACTTTTCATCGAGTTCCATCATATAGCAGGTGCGATTCATTCCCTCGCAGGCCATCATGGTTGATCCGCTGCCGCCGAAGGTGTCAATGACGATGCCGTTCTCCTGCGTGGAGTTACCGATCGGATAGGACAAAAGGTCCAGCGGCTTTGAAGTCGGGTGGTCAGCGCTGCGCTTCGGCTTATCATAGTTCCAGACCGTTGTCTGCTTGCGGTCCGAGTACCATTTGTGCTTCCCATCCTGAATGAAGCCGTAAAGGATCGGTTCATGTCTCCAGTTATAATCAGACCGGCCGAGCACCAGGCTATTCTTTACCCAGATGCACACACCCGATAAATGAAAGCCTGCATCAATAAAGGCCTGACGGAATGTCAGACCTTCAGTGTCGGCATGGAAGCAGTACGCGCTACCGCCCTTTTCCATATGCGCTTTCATATTGCAGAAAGCATCGTAGAGAAACTGATAGAACTTGTCGCCCTTGATGCTGTCGTTTTTGATCGTAAGCCCGGAGGATGATTCAAAGGAAACTCCGTATGGCGGATCCGTCAGCATCAGGTTGGCCTTCTTTCCTTCCATCAGCATTTCCACATCCTCTGTCGATGTCGCATCACCGCACATCAGTCGGTGTTTGCCTACTGTCCAGATATCCCCGCGTTCCACGAAGGCGGCCTTCTCGAGCGCGGCCGTAAGATCGAAGTCGTCATCTTCAACCTCGTCCGGGTTTTCTGGTCCGAATAACTCTGCGAGTTCCGCTTCATCAAAGCCTGTGAGCATCGGATCAAAGTCCATCTCCTGGAGTGCTTCGATCTCGACGCGCAGGAGTTCCTCATCCCATCCGGCATCCATCGCCATCCTATTATCTGCAATGATATATGCCTTCTTCTGTGCTTCTGTCAGGTGATCAGCAAACACGCACGGCACCTCTTTGATTCCTTCTTCCCTTGCCGCTTCGATTCTTCCGTGCCCAGCAATCACGCCATAGTCTTTATCGATGATGACCGGATTGACAAAACCGAACTCCCGTAGCGACGAGCGCAGTTTCGCGATCTGTTCCGGCGAGTGCGTCCTCGCATTGTTCTGATATGGCACCAGCTTGTCGATTGGAACAAGCTGCATTTCAGTCGTAGTCTTCATATCTAACAAGCCCCCATTCTGCAAACTTCTCAAATCCGCCAATCTCCTGGATGTACTCTCTGGCCACGTCAACGATCTCCTCATACGGAATACCGTCGATCACATCATCACCGATGGCACAGCTAAGCTCGATTGGCTCTCCGTCCTGCTGCGCCTTGATCCAGGCATAAATGTTCACACTGACATCTGCTTTTGACAGGTCCTTTCCATGAAGGCCGCCGCCTGTAACGGAGTCAGCCATATCTGACCCGAGCTTCCTATTCGTAGCACCGGTATCTACATCCGTGCCGCCTGTCCAATCACCGAGCGGATTGATCTCTGCGGATGGATACATTCCGGCGAGCTCCCACGCATCCGCATTACTCTGGCAAATGATGAGACGGTCGCCGTCAAGAATGTACTTCCCGTCAGACTTGAAAGTGTGATACACATTATTTGCTACAGCAGCCAGGATGCACTGCTCGTCTGTCACCGGCACACCCTTAAAGATGCCGTTGTCTCCACATCGAATCTTTTCTGACTGATTCAGAGCAAGGTGTGTATCTTGTGGAACTTCTACATAATCGACTGCGAGCTCTCCTCCGATCCTCTTTACGATTTCTTCAGCTTCTTCATCGGAAATGTGTACAGAAGTCTCCGCGATAATGTGGCATGTGCCGTGACCGATCAGTACTTCAACTGCGATCCTCGGGTTTGCTTCTTTTGTATAGGCAAGGTCGACAAGCGCACCAGCGATGCGATCTGCCACCTTGTCCGGATGAGACGGATTAACTTTTTCAAACATATTCTTCCTACCTTTCTCTTGACCTAAGCAAACGCTCCATCAGATCGTCCTGTGGGTTTGGCCCGGAGTAATCTGTCTGGCAGTTTTCTTTCACGACCTGAAAAATCTCATCCCAGAGCCGATTTGCCTGGTTCATATAGTTGATCCCGATATTCACAAACGGAGACGGTATCGGTTTCTGCGTAGTTGGATGCTTGGAGAGAAACCCCAGCTTGTTTGTAACCTCCTCGCACTGGATCCACCGAGCCGAGCACATGGCGTAGCGCTCTATCACCTGTGGAGAGATCATCGACGCACACCCGACCTGCTTCAGCCAGTTCCACGTCTCCTCATATATCTCCCTGGCCTGCAGCTGACTTCCGTCCTTTTGCTCTGCTGACAGAAAGTCGTGCGGGCTTGGCATCTCGCTTCCTTCCATATCCGGGATATCTAAAACGGAGAGCTTCCGTCCTCCTGGATTTCCGTTCTCCGCTTTCTCAATCGTAGGTTTTTTCTTTCTTCCGGCACCGGGCCTTTTGCCGCCTCGGCCGCCTGTGTTGTTAGATTTTGTCGGCATTTTGCCCTTGGCCTCCTTTATTACCCTTTTGATATTGCCTTTTGCGAACACGTGACCCCGCGCCCGTTCCCCGAAGGGTCCGCTGTAGAGATCGAGACCGCCCCTGGGTCACCTGTTCCACCGGTCACCTCGCTCTGCATGGATCTTCGAATGACATCTCCGGCAAAGCGACATCAGGTTATCCTCATCGTGAGTGCCGCCTTCTGATAAAGGCTTGATGTGGTGGACGTGCTCAGCCTTAACGTACCGTCCGTGCCTGTAACACTCCTCGCACAGCGGGTGCAGAGCTATGTACCTGCTTCGTATTCTTTCCCACTGCCGTCCGTATCTTTTCTTTGTCTCCCTGTCCCGGCCGTAGCGTTCGTACCTCTGGTTCTCCTGCTTCTGGTGCTCCTCGCAGTACCTTCCTTCGGTTAGGTTGGGACAGCCTGGGTAGGAACAGGGACGCTTTGGTTTCCTTGGCATCGCTGCCTCCTTTGCATAACAAAACCCCGGCAAGGCTCTTGGCCTCCGGGGTCCGTGGGTTTCTGTTCACTTCGACACCTAT